TTGCATATAAACTTCATTACTAAATTCTTCATGCTCGGCATAAACTACAGTTGAAAATAATATACTTAAAACTATTAAAATCTTTTTCATATTTCCCTTTAGCTGTTATGGTCGCAAGTAGGATATACTAAATCACCTTTTTGATTAATTCGACTATTGACTTTTTATTAACTATTTATATTATTTCTGTCAAAAAAGTCTTTAGTGTGTTTATAAAATAACTCTTGGTGTTCTTTTATCTTGTCTTCACCATGTATCCATTCTTGCACAAAACCGTCTTCACATGTGGCCAATATAACAGTTTGTTCAATCTTTTTATCAGGATATATTTCTTCAAACATTTTTGCATAAGCAGAGCATTGAAGAAAGTTAGCATAATTATAATCTTCGTCACGTCTTTTTGTTGAGGTTTTAAAATCAACTACAGATAGTTTGCCTTTATACTCAGCAATACAATCTACTTGGCCAGCAACACCAATCTCTTTTGAATATAGATATTCTTCTATACAATGAATATTATCTATTCTAGCAAGATAAGGTTTAATAATTCTAAACAGTCCTAGTGGTGTCACAGCAGTTATACCTATTGACTTACCATCTTCATTTTTTAAATGATTTTCTATTAATGTGTGTGTTGTTTTACCTCTATTGATAGCAGTTGTGGAAATATAGTTAGCCATTTTCTCACCAACTGCATTTCTCCATGCCTGTATGCCTACTTGTTTTTCGGGTATCTGTCCTAGAATTGAGGTAACGGAAGGCATATTGACACCATCAATAGTATAATATCTTATACCATCTTGACTCTTACCTTTCACACCTAAATTTTTAGGTAGTTTTTCTTCACTCAATTTTACATAATTAAACGCCATAATATACCTTCCTGTTAATATTATATACTCATTATATCACAATTTACAAGATTGGTCAAGCATTTATATGCCTTTCTGCATATATTGATCTATAATCTTGTCTTGTTCTATTTTTTTGTCATTATTAAGACGTTCAAACGCTCAGCTGGGATCGTACGGTTCATATACCGTCTTACCATCATCATTTCTGTATGCTCTTAATACTTGTTTTCTGTTGTCTTCAGCATTCTTATACGAACAATGAATCCAACCGCTATTAGGTTCATCTGGATTATGAAACTCTAATATTAGCTGATCAAAATCTAGGTTATCAATAATATATTTTGCCAGTTCAGCATTTGCCACACCAAAGATTTCAAAGTCAGCGGCTTGGCCCTTTGCGTGCTGTGATTTCGCACTTGAACCTATTTTTAAACATAGTTCAGGACTTCTATATCCTGATGATACAGATACTACTTTGTCATAATGATCTCTAACTTTTTGTAGAACATTATCACAAAGTTTTTTTAAGTTATCCATATGATCTTCGCTTGGATTATTACTAATACCATGTCTATCTGCTGTTTGTGAAGCAGTAAGTTCTTTAAGCGAAAAGTTTTTGCTTAGTTGCATTTAGTTTTTCCTTTGCTTTTAATTTAATTTTCTTCAAGGTTCTTAGATCATACCATAGTTTGTTTGATCTATCAGTTTTTCTTTTGTCTTCAACTTCATTCACCGCTCTTTTAAGTTCTTTGTGGTGAGCTTTCACTTCTAACATAATTTACTCCCTTGTTAGTTTTAACAATTTGTCCATTTGTGCCTTGATAATTGGTCCTCTATTTGGCCAATGTATGTAAGGTTCATTGGACTTTGAAAGATTATATAAAAATGGTAACATAATCTTTTCAATTTCTTTAAATCTTGCTGTAGTATCAGCATCCTGTATCTCTTTTGTTACTGTATCTTTTTCAGCAACAATCTGCATAACTTCATTCATAGCAGATTTAATATCAGAAACATCTGATTTAATTTTTGCTAGTTCTAAATTTGAATTTTCTATAACACTCGGGTCAATGCTGGGTTGTGTTTCTTCAGCTGGTTTAGATGATACGGGAGTAAAACCAAAGTCAACATCCGTATCAAACTCTCTCATAAAATCAGGTATATCTGCCATGATTAATCTCCTTAATAGTTGTGGGTAGGTTATTCAAGCAGAATAACCCACCGTTATGAGGTTTGTACAATGAGCGGATTGACCTATTCGACTCAGGTATACGACCGTTGTGTTTCAGTTGCTCGCTCTGTACTATATTATTTATTTTTTGCACTTTGTCTAGCCTTGTATTTTTTAACTGCTTGATCTGTTTTTACTTCTTTTACTGATCTTTTTCTATGTTGTTGTGCTAAAGGACTGTTTGGATGTGCTTCAGCAATTCTACTTAAATTATCTTTCCAACCACCATCAGTTCTATAACTCATACCACTTACACCACCAACAATATTTAAATTGGTCAGTTGTTGTTTGATATGTTTATTTTTTTCTAAGTAATCTTCCATTTCAGCAATACTCATCATATCAGTAAATGTTTTACCTGTCTTGGTATTTTTAAATGTATATAATGGCATTATTTTAGGGATAGATGGTAAGATAGTTGACTTGTAGCTTCAAGCATATCTTCTAAAATACTTTCTAAATCAATTTGTCCTGCTGTATCTTTCGTCATATTGGCAATTTTATTTGATTGTTCAACAACTTCTTGTTTTATAATTTCTACGTCAGCATAATTTTTTATACCTGGTCTCAACTCAGCACTAAACTTAATTCTTTTGTTATGTTTGCCTTGCCATGTTTCAACAAATCGGTCATTAAGTTCATTAAATTTTGTATAATACTCACCCAATGCTTCATGTTCAGAATATGATTCTGTTTGCCAATGATATGATTGAATATCATTTAAAAAGTTAATATTAGTTTGTATAAAATTTATAATGTTGCTCATATGATTATTTATCCTTTAATATTCTGCCGTAGTTTGGCCAACCAAATTTGTCTGGCGACTCATCTATATATCTCCATCTTATCACACCTGTGTTAGGATTTCTTTCGTATATTTTAGGTCGCTCTGTTTTCGTTTTCTTTTTTTTGTTCATTTTTAATTCCTTTAGCAAACCACTCTGGCATTTTTGCTGGTGATTTCCATGTAGCAAATGATTGTTTTTTCATTACATAATATTTACGATATGACGCAACTACATCACCAGGTACTTTACATTCATCTGGCATTGCTGGTGTAGCGTCTGTACCAATCACATCAACTTTAGCGTTTTCAGGTGGGTGTTTAAGTATATCACCTAGTTTTTGAATAGTTAAATGGTCCTTTGTATGATTGTATCTTAACTTGTATTCTTCGTTAAGTGCCATCATATGTTTATATAACCATATGTAATTGTATGCTGATTGTAATACCCATTGTGTAGATGGATGATTTAACCAACCTGCCTTGTAAATGATCGCTTCTTCATTTGAGTTATCAAGTCGCCATCTTTTAATATTTCTACCATTCTTTGTTTTTGCCATATATTCTGTACCGTCAAGTACACGTTTAGCAGTACACAACATTTGAGCAGACTCAAGTATCATTTTGACCACATGTTTATCTAAAAGCATTTTAGCAGCTTTTACTGGATCTTTGTCAACATAAAATATATTCATTGTACCTCCCTAATATACAGCCTTTTCATATTTTGTTTGTTTATTTAATTTGTTTTCAACGTTATCTAATTTTTTATATAAAATAATTAAATCATTTTTTAATCGTTTCATATGCATTGATAAATCATAGTCTATACTACCTAATTCTTTTTTTACATCATTTAGTTTTTCATCAATAAATGAATTATCAACTGTACTTTCTACTTTTACATCAAGCATTTTATCTTCTAGCATAATCAAACTACGTTTTACTTTTGTTTCAGACTCTTTTATATTTTGATTTATAACATTAATTGAATAAACTGTATATACAGCAACTAATATTAAAAATGTTTTAATGGTATTGTTTATAATATTCATTAATGTATCAACTTTCTCATTACGTAATCTTTCATATTATATTCATTTGCCAAATTCATCATTTTATTATACCACATAGATTTCATTTCATTTGTATCAGCATCAGCACATGCTTTTGCTAGATTATCTAGTCTATGTTTTTTTAGATTGTCTGGATCTTTTAGTCTTTTTATATCGTTAATTGTAATCATAGTATATATTATATATTAATTTAATATAAAAGTCAAGCATTAATTATCCCTTTAAATACTTCTTTTTATACCACTTATAAAACTGTTTGTCCGTAAATATCTCAACTATTTCATTAGCTGGCACTTGATCACTACGAATACAATCTGCCATATCTTGGTAATCGGTTATGTCTATCTTACGTGTCATTTTTTTATTCATACTATTTTCCCCTATAGTGATTAAAAGTCTTTTTCTTTTTATGTCTTTTAAGTAATTCATCTAAAGCATTTAGTTCTTTTTTTGGTTTTGGTTTTGTTACTTGATATCCAATAATATAAGCAATCATCATGCCTACAATTGTTAATAAGATACCAAATATACCTAAAATTAATCCATGTTCTAATGTCATTAATTATAGTCCTTTCTGATTTTTTTTATTATACTTTTAATTTTAGAAAAATAATCTTTATCTGAAGCGTAGGCGTCAAGTGCTTCAACCAATATGAATGGATCTGTTATACCGTCTTCTCTCATTTTTCTATATTCTGAAAAGTTAGTACCATTATTTAATATTTTAATATAATGTTCTACACTATAACATTCATGTTCATAAACTTTTACACCCCAGTTCTTTGGTTTATTTGATGGTAACATATGAGGGTCTTGTAAATCATAAGTTCTAATACCAAATAGATTTTTACCAACTTTAGCAAAACGACTATCACCCCAACCTGACTCTAAAGCTGCTTGTGCTAGTAATAGTTCTACATTGACTCTTTCAAAACTTTTGTTTTTCCAATAAACATAATCTACACATTTTAATACGTTGTTTAAAAACTGTTGATTATTTGTTTGTTCAAAGTTAGGTTTAGATGGTACCGCTTCTGATGCTCTAATATTACCGTCTAGTGTATATCCATACCATACAAATGACATTGCTGTAACTACTACAACAAACATCATTGTTTTAATAAAAACTTTAAATTTTACCATCTTTAATTACCTTTTTTAAGTCTTTTAAAGTTTTCTTTTTATTCATAGTTACCACATACCATTTATATCTTACCTTATGTTGGTTATGAGGACCAATGATTGGTAAGTCATATTCTCTATTAAATACAATTAAGTCTTGTAAATACAATTTAACAAGGTCATCAAGTATTGTTTCAGAATGGTCTTTTGGTACTGTAGGTGTTTTAAATTCACCTTTACCCTTTACAACCATCTGTAATATGTCTTTATGTTTTTTCAATAGTTTCATTATATACCTTTCTTTACATAGTATTCGTAACCGTGTTCTTCAAATTTCTTTTGAGTAAACACAAGTTGGTTATTATCTAAAAGTTCTCTATAACCTTTAAATATCTTTTTACTGGTTCTGCCTGGAAAGTTATTTAGGATATCTTTGTGTAAATGTCCTGTATAATATAGTTCCCACTCACCTACATTGTTTTGTAAAACATAATCAATTATGTTTATACCTTTTTTGATTTGATTTTTTAACCAATCATCAACATGGTTCTTCTCACCTTTACTCATAATATACTTTCTTCTTTCTATAATTGTAAGCCAATATAATTGACTTTAGGTCTAAAGGACCAAAATACATCATTATGGTTTCCTGTATCACCTAGGTTTTGCATTTGGTACAAGTGTACCATTTCATGGACTAATGTGTCCAAGAAATCTCTTTTTTCTGGATAGGCAGGTAACATTTCTAATTGATACAATCTAGTGCCTGCTCTTTTCCATTCAAACGTTACAACTTGACCTACACACTTCTCTCTTGTTAGGTCTTTAATTTTTACTTTACCAAATGGTGAAAGTTTACCATCAAAAATGGCATTGTTTAATTCTTTAAAATAGTTTTTAATATCTTTGTAAGTAGTCTTGTATTTTCTTTTAACAGAAAATTCTTTTTTTAATTTCTTTTTAAGTTTTAGTGCTTTTGATTTTCTGGTTGTTTTACTTGGCATTTTTGTTTCCTTTATCTTTTAACTTGTCGTATAACAAAAATAATATACCAGCCAAAATAACTATAAAAATCTCTTTTGGCATTATTGTATAAATGAGTTCAAGTATTTCGTTAATCTTACTGACTACATCCATCATTCATACCACCATTTTCTAATAACTTACATTTGTACTTCTCATCAGCCTTCATTCTTAAATCAGCAGCAACACCATCTAAAATAGCAGGCAAATAAACTTGTATAATGTTTATCATATCAATCGTATAATTATGAGCAAGAGTCTGTAACTCTTTTTCTAATATAGCGGTTGTATCAATATCTGTGCCTTTAATAGTTTCAGATATGATATGACCTACAGTAGCAGTTGTTTTATCATCAGCCTTAACAACATTAAATATTGACCAAGACCAGATATAGACAAAAGCAAGAAATAATGTAAATAATGATTTTCTCATTACTGCAC